CTGCACACGAACAAGACTGTAAATAAAAACAAACCCTAGTCTGGTGCAGAGGCCAGCTAGGGTTCTAATCAACAATGTGGAGAAACATTGCATGACTAATATGAATACTAAACAAAACTGTGCAAGTTGTAAATTCTTTATTTCTGGTGGCCTTCTAGGTGAATGTCACAGATACCCTCAAGCTGTCAATAAACACGACAACAATTGGTGTGGCGAATACACACTATTCCCGATTTCAGTAGATGATCTAATGTATGTTAATGATGATATAAAAAATGTTTTTGATGGCATGATGATTTCAGAGCCAGCAGCAGATATTAATACATTGTCTATTCGTAAACGTGGCAGACCAGCAAAGAGTACAAAATGAAACTGAAACCAATTAGAGATAAAATTGTCGTTAGACCCGATGTCAGAGAATTATCTAGTGTAATTATCTATGACAATAAAGAAGCTGAAAACATGGGTACAGTTGTAGCAGTTGGCCCAGGCACTAAACTAATTAATGGTAAACGTGAAGAGATGCCAGTATTTGTTGGTGCAAGAGTGCGCTTTGGCACAATGAACGATGATCCAAAAGATGAATACTTAAAATACTTTGCATATACAGAGGATGAAGTAAAATATCTTGTAATGTCTTGGAAAGATATTTGTTTTATTGAAGATGCTGCCTAATGGCACAATTAATTAGAATATCTGTAAACTTTGAAGATGAGGATCAACCTGCACAGCCTATGTTGATGTGTACGATTGACACGGAAGATGAGATACAAGTAACAAGCTATGTTGATAACCATGATTTTATTATTGACAGCTTGTATGATTTAATAGAATTTATGGATGATAACTTTGATGAAGATGGGGAGTCACTAATAAAATGTCACTAAAAACTACTTCTGGCTTGTATGCCAATATTCACGCAAAACAAGAACGTATCAAGAAACAAAAAGCTGAAGGCAAACCTGTTGAAACCATGCGTAAGCCTGGCTCTAAAGGCGCACCTACTAACAAAGCATTTAAAGAATCAGCAAAGACTGCGAAAAAATAATGGCTACTAAAAAACACGATAAGCCAATAGCGCATAAGACTACTGGCAAAGACAAGACATATAACCCAACAGAAAAGGGTGCAGGCATGACTGCTAAAGGTCGTGCTGAATACAATGCTAAAAACGGCAGCAACTTGAAACCGCCAGCACCTAATCCAAAAACAGAAAAGGATGCAGGTCGCAAGAAGTCATTTTGTGCGAGGATGGAAGGCGTAGTAAAGAACGCTAAAGGGCCAGCCGAAAGAGCCAAAGCATCATTAAAGAATTGGAAGTGCTAAATGCCATTAAAACAAGGTACAAGTAAGAAAGCATTTCAAGAAAATATTAAAACAGAGATTAAAGCAGGCAAGCCTATTAAACAGGCTGTCGCTATTTCTTATGCAGTTAAACGTGAAAGCAAAAAGAAAGGTAACAAATGATTAAGTTAGAATTAGAAGTAGCAGAGATTGAAATGGCATTAAAGCATTTAGCTAATGGTTCATTCATTGAAGTATCACCTGTCATCTGCAAGATTCGTGACCAGGCATTAGCACAAATCAACCAACCTGTGGAAGAGAACACAGTAACAGTTGAGCCTACTGATGATGCTTCTACTGTTGAAGTAACAACTGCTTAAAAATCATACAGATAAATATTGAGTTAATATGGCTGCACCAGAGGGAAATCAAAACAATAAAAAAGGCAAAATGTTTTATGATGCCTTGCGTAAAGTATTGATTCAAGAGCCTAGAAAGTTAACTGAAGTTGCAGAGGGATTGATTGAAGCTGCAATAGCAAGAGAGCCGTGGGCGGTTAAAGAGTTGATGGATCGTGTAGATGGTAAAGCAATACAGTTCCAAGAGATTACTGGCGCAGATGGTGAGCCATTGGTTACATCTATTGCTGTGAACTTTGTAAAGCCAGACGAAAAGAATGATTGAGCAAGACCCATCCAAAGTTTGGGCAGACTTTCCCGAAAAACTTGATGTGTTGTTTAAACCAGAGAAGTCACGATACAGAATATTGTATGGTGGGCGTGGTGGCGCAAAATCATGGGGGATAGCAAGAGCATTACTGATTAAAGGTGCAAAAGCACCTATTCGTATATTGTGCGCCCGTGAGTTTATGACATCAATGAAGGATTCGGTGCATAAGCTATTGTGCGATCAGATTACGGATTTGGGATTGATTTCATTCTATGAGATTACCCAGGCAAGCATTAGAGGTAAGAACGGCACAGAGTTTAGCTTTGTTGGTTTAAAGAACAATACTGCTAACGTTAAGTCATTTGAGGGTGTGGACATATGCTGGGTAGAAGAGGCCCAGACTGTTAGTTCTAGATCGTGGAACATTCTTATACCGACTATTCGTAAACAAGACTCCGAGATATGGGTATCATTCAATCCAGAACTAGAGTCAGACGATACTTATCAACGCTTTGTGGCTTTTCCACCAGAGAACTCGGTAGTACAAAAGATTAACTGGTCAGACAATCCCTGGTTTCCCGAAACGCTGAAACAAGAGAAGGATGCGTTAAAGGCCAGAGATATAGAATCATATAACACAGTATGGGAAGGCGTATGCCGAATGACTGTGGATGGTGCTATCTTTGCCAAAGAGATACAAGCAGCTGAAGGTACAGGCCGTATCACTAACGTGCCGTATGATGCAAGCAAACCTGTTCACGCTGTGTTTGACTTGGGCTGGGCCGATATGACTGCAATATGGTTTGTGCAGTTCATTGGGATGGAAACCAGGTTAATTAATTATATGCAAGATAGTCAAAAGACCATCACGCACTATCTATCGGAAATGCAGAAATTAGGTTATATTTATGATACACTACATCTGCCTCATGATGCCGAGAGTAAAACTATTGGTTCTAATGGCAGAAGTATTGAAGAAATTGTACGCAACGCTGGTTACAAAACTAATGTGCTACCGAGAGTGCCTGTTGCAGATAGCATTAATGCTGCAAGAACAATCTTTACTAGCTGTTACTTTGACAGAAAAAATTGCGAAGAGGGATTACAATGCCTTCGTCATTATCGTTATGATGTTGACCCAGACACTAAAATGTTCTCCCGTACTCCACTTCATGACATTTATTCTCATGGTGCGGATGCTTTTCGTTACATTGGGTTGATGATACAAGACACCAAACAACGTAAGAAACAAAGACCACAAAATAATTATGGCGCAAGCTGGATGGGTTAAAGATGGTAAACAAATCTATTGACTATAACGAAGAGAATGACAAACGTATTGAGGAAGCTAAACAGTTCCTTAAGTTTGCTAATGATGCTGACTCTAATAATCGTAGTGAAGCATTAGAAGATTTAAAGTTTGCAGCTGGTGATCAATGGCCCGTAGAGATACAAAACTCACGCACATTAGAAGCCAGGCCATGTCTGACTATTAACAAGGTAGATGCCTACTGCCGTCAAATCACAAATCAACAACGCCAACAACGCCCACGCATGAAAGCGCATGGCATGAACACGGAAGCCGATGCACACATGGCTGGTGTTATTTCTGGCATATTTAGACATATTGAGGTGCAATCTGATGCTGATGCTGCTTACGATACTGCTTTTGATTTTGCTGTTCGCATGGGCTGGGGTTACTTTAGAATTACTACTGACTATGTTAAAGACGATTCGTTTGACCAAGAGATTTACATCAAACCAATTGACAATCCTTTTACTGTGTATTTTGACCCTAATTCAAATATGCCAGACGGCTCTGATGCTGAAAAGTGCTTGATCACCACAGTAATGAGCAAAGAAGCATTTAGGGCGCAATATCCCAATGCTGATGACGGCACAGGCTTCACACAACGTGGCACAGGCGATAGCAACGCAGAATGGGTGATGAAGGAAGATATACGCATCGCTGAATATTTCTATGTAGAACGTGAATCTGTTACGTTGGTGATGCTATCTGATGGCACGACTGCGTTTGAAGATGAGTTGACTGCCGACATTAAAGCTGCAATGGATGAACAAGGCATTACTATTATTGGTAAACGCCCATCGATGCGTAAATCAGTTAAATGGTGCAAGCTGACAGCGATGGAAGTATTAGAAGAGTCAACATGGGCTGGTAAGTATATTCCAATCATTCCTGTATATGGACAACAGCTAACAGTTGAGAATAAGCGCAAGAAGTTTGGCCTGGTGCGTATGGCTAAAGACCCACAGCGTATGTATAA